ATTGCGTTTCAGAGACACTTATATGCCCCTAGAAGGTATCCGTACTACGTTTTATGAATATTCCTATAAGTGCTATTATAACTAATATTAGTATCGTTAATTTTGGCGAAAAATGGAAAACTCTAATAAGAAAATGCTTCGAGAAATTGCAAATGACCAGATTACACCTAAAAAATACGATTTTACTGTCCAAAATGACCTCTATGAGAAGAGAAAAGAGGATTTTGAGGAAGACGGACTCGATTATGACATAGATTCCATACCTCTTGCAGAATTTTAGTAAATAAACCTTAATAAATAAATTATAATTGTAATATCTTCCACATTCTATGCCTCTTCAAAGGGTAAATAACGGTTTTAAAGACCTTAGTATGACTTTTCAGGCAAATCCTTTGTCTAAAGACTTAATTGCTCTGAAAAATACTAATGCAATTGCTCGATCACTGAAAAATATAGTATTTACCCTACCTGGAGAAAAGTGGTTTAATGAAGAATTTGGTTCTCGAATCACAGCAAGTCTATTTGAGAATATAAATGATATCACTGCAAATATTATTGTCGATGAAATTGCTTCATCAATCTCTCGTTATGAACCAAGAGTGAAATTGATAGGTGAAGGTGTAAGAGCATTCCCTAATTATGATAATAATACCTTTGATGTCATGATTGTATATGAAATTATTGGAGCAGATGTTCCACCACAGCAATTAGAATTCGTTTTAGAATCAAACAGGTAATAAAATGCCACTAGTTAATTTCTCAAATCTGGATTTTGACCAGATAAAGACAACTCTGAAGGATTATCTTCAGACAAATGCAAATTTTACGGATTATGACTTCGAAGGATCCAATCTTTCGACTGTTATTGACCTATTGGCATACAATACTTACATAACTTCATACAATGCTAACATGGTTAGTAATGAAGTATTCATTGATAGTGCAAGTTTAAGGGAAAATATAGTATCTTTAGCAAGAAATATTGGATATTTACCCCGTTCTAGGAAAGCATCACGTTCATCTATCAGTTTTTTCATTGATACTACTAATATTGTACCCCAACCTTCTGTTATAACTCTTAAAAAAGGTGCTGTAGCAACAACTGCGGGATCTTTTGGTAATCAATCTTACGTTTTTTCAATTTTAGAAGATATTTCTGTTCCAGTTTACAATAATGTTGCTAATTTCACGGATATTCAAGTATATGAAGGTACTCTTTTAAATACTAATTTTACTTATAGCACTCGAAATCCAACTCAAAAGTTTATTTTACAAAATATTGGTATTGATACTGATTTAATTGCTGTAAATGTTAAAAGTAACGAACAAGCAACGGCAAAAACAAAATATAGTGCCCAAAATAGCCTTTTTGATATTGATGGAAGCTCAAAAATCTATTATTTACAAGAAATAGCAGATGAAAGGTATCAAATCTTCTTTGGAGATGGTGTTTTTGGAAAAGCACTTGAAGAAGGCAACTTTGTTGACGTAGATTATATTGTTTCTAACGGTGATACTGGAAATGGTGTTGCTCAGATGACTTTTGCTGGAAATTTGATCTATGAAAGGAATGCAATTACCCATAAAGTGACTTCTGGCATCTCTCTAGTGACAACTAACTCATTTTCGACTGGTGGAGAAAATATTGAGTCTGTAGAATCCATTCGAAAGTTTGCTCCAAGGATATATTCATCACAAAACAGGGCAGTTTCTGCTCAAGACTATGAATCTTTGATTCCAGCAAAAATTTATCCCGAAACAGAGTCAATTTCTGTTTTTGGTGGTGAAGAATTGAATCCTCCTCAATATGGAAAGGTTTTTATTAGTATAAAACCAAGAACTGGTGATTTTTTACCTAATTTAATCAAAGAAAACATCAGATTAAAGTTAAAGAAGTATGCTGTCGCAGGAATTGTCCCAGAAATCTTAGATCTTAAGTATCTTTACCTCGAAGTTACCTCAAAAATCTATTATAACTCAAATCTTGCCCAAACAGGTGCTTCTGTAACTTCTGTGGTGGAAAATAATGCTCAAAAGTACGCTGAATCAACTGAGTTAAATAGATATGGTGCTAGATTTAAATATAGTAAATTTTTGGGTATTGTTGATCAAAGTCATGATGCTATAACTTCGAATATTACAACAATTACTATGAGAAGGGATTTGAGAGTTGTATTAAATAAGATTTCCGAATATTCTATTGGATTTGGTAATCAATTCCATATTAAGAGTATGAGTGGATTTAACATTAAGTCTACTGGATTTACTATAGATGGTATTACTCAACCTGTTTATATTTCAGATATTCCTAATAGAAGTAGAGTAACTGGATCTCTTTTCTTATTTACTGTACCTACTGTAAATTCAGTATCACCTACAATTGTAAGAAGAAATGTTGGTAATGTTAATTACCAATCTGGAATCATTACATTAAACCCAATTACCATCAGATCTGGAAAAATCAAAGATGGACAATCCATTATTGAGTTATCAGTACCTCCCAAATCAAATGATGTGATTGGATTACAGGATTTGTATTTGCAACTAGATATAGGAGGTAGTTTATTTGATCCAATTGTGGATGAAATATCTTCTGGACTTGATCCTTCAGGATCTAATTATATTGTTAGCTCAAGTTACATGAACGGAGCCTTAGTACGAGTATAAAATGTCAGAAAAAAGAGTTCAATTTCAGAATATAGTTGAGAATCAACTCCCAACATATGTACAGACAGAATTTCCTTTAGTTTCGGAATTTCTTAAAAGTTACTATGTTTCGCAAGAGTTCCAAGGTGCTCCAGTTGATTTAATTCAAAATATTGATAACTATACAAAAATTGATAATTTAACTAATTTAACTGAACATGTTGGATTAGGTTCTGATATTAATTTTGCTGCGAATACAATTTCTGTTGATTTATCCAATTATCCTGCAGGAACTGAAGGTTTTCCTGATTATTATGGTCTATTAAAAATTGATGACGAAATAATTACATATAAATCAAAAGATTCTTCTAATTTTAAAGATTGTGTTAGGGGATTTAGTGGAATTTCTTCATATAAATCAGCAGATCGTCCAGATCAATTAGTTTTCGACTCTACAATTGCCGATAAACATGAAAAAGGTGCTAAGATAGAGAATTTGAGTAATCTTTTTCTTAAAGATTTCTTATTAAAGACAAAACATCAACTTTTACCAGGATTTGAAGAAAGAAAATTACATAGTGGTATAGATCATAGTCTTTTTATCAAAAATGCGACTGATTTTTATAGAAGTAAGGGAACAGATGGTGCTTTTGAGATTTTATTTAAAGCTTTATATAATACACCCGTAGAAATTATAAGACCGAGAGATTTTCTCTTTACACCATCTAATGCACATTATTTGATTACAAATGATTTTTGTGTTGAGGGTGTTGAAGGAAATCCAATGGAATTGGAAAATGCAACAATGTTCCAAGATAAGTATGGTGATCCACCACTCTTTGAGAAGGCATATGCACCAATTACCAATGTAGAAGTAATTAGTCCTGGTATTACTGGAATAGCAAAGACATATTATAAAATTAGTTTAGATGCTGGATATAATAGGGATTCTAGAGTAGAAGGTGCAACTTATGGTACATTTTTTGTTCATCCAAAAACTAGATTGATCGGTGGTGTTTCTGCAGGTGCTACTATATTTGATGTAGATTCAACTGTTGGATTTCCAAATGCAGGAGAATTATCCGTAGTTTATAATGATACTACAACTGGAATCGTTTCTTATTCTTCGAAAAATTTAACTCAATTCTTTGATTGTACAAATGTAACTGGGATTATTGAAGATTCTGAAGACGTTGGGATAAACACTTATTGTTATGCAGCTTCTAATACTGGTGATGGAAGCACTGTTAAAATAAGAATTACCTCAGTATTAAATGATTTTTCTTTTGGTCAAAATAATAGATATTATTCTCATAATGATGTTGCAAAAATTAAAACTTTAGGTGTTAATGATAATACCTTTAAAGGTCGTGGTTGGTTTTATAATGTTGCATCACAATATAAGGTTAAAAATATAGAATTAATCGATTCTTCTGATAAAACGTATCTTGTTAATTTAGAAACAGTACATTCATTTAGGGTGGGTGATAATGTAGCACTTACTGGTACTGATAAGATAGAAAAACCAATTTCCATAATTAGTGAAATTAAATCCAAATTTTCCTTTATTGTTAAGGGTCAAGGAGATCTTACTACTTCTGATAGTTACACTGTTAATAGAAAACTTTTAAAATCAATATCAAATACTTATCCAGAATCTTCACGATTTACTACGAACGTACAAAATACTTATAAGCAAGGAAATGATTTTTTAGTTGCATCTCCTTCTATACCAACCTATAACTCACAACCACTTAACGTTTCTAATCAAACTATTGAACTTAATGGATTATTTGCAGCAGGTGGTGCATGGCAAATTACAACTACTAAAGATCATGGTTTCTATACAGGAGATGCTGTTTGGTATACTCCAGAGAAAGTAGAAGAAACATATGTTGATTCTTTTGGAGATACTAAGAAAAGAGTTGTAACTTATACTTATTTGTGGGATGAAGGTTTATATTATGTAAAAAGAATAGATGCCCAAATAATAAGACTTGCTAATAGTGTAAGTGATATTGCAAATAATAATTTTATTGAGCTTACAAGTAATGTAACAGTTAAAAATAATAAAATTGAACCTTATAAGTTTAAGGAAAAAACATTAGAATCGCAAAGAATTTTAAGATCGATTCATCAACCAGTAACAGATTCGACTATATCTAAAACTAGACCTGGTCGTACTGGAATTTTGATAAATGGTGTTGAGATACAGAATTATAAAGGAAAACAGGTTGTATATTCTGGAAAAATAGAAGAAATTGAAGTATTAGCACCAGGAGAAGATTATGACCTTATAAATCCTCCACTTTTAAGTATTAGTGATAATACAGGAATCGGAGCTACTGGAAATGTTGATATTGTTGGAAATTTAAAGACTATTCAGGTTAAAGATGGTGGATTTG